GTGGAGCAATTAAGTGCTGAAGAAGAAAGCTACAAGAAACGCTATCAAGATATTCAACGGCACATTCAAACCGTGCGAGATCAGAAGGATCAAGAATTAAACGCAGTCAAGAAACAACTAGATGCAGCCACCCGGCAGCAAATTAGGTTTCCAAAGACTGACGAAGAGGTAGAGGCTTGGTCAAATCGCTATCCCGATGTGGCTAAGATTGTTGATACCATTGCCCGCAAACGTGCCAACGAAGCACTAGAACAGGGCGAACAGCGACTAAAGAAAGTAGAAAACTTTGAGCGCAGCCTGCATAAAAAGACGGCAGAGCAACAGCTAGTTCAATTGCATCCAGACTTTGCCCAGATACGGCAAGATCCAAAGTTCCATGAGTGGGTATCTATGCAGCCCTCTGCAATGCAAGACAGCGTCTACAAGAATAATACGGACGCCACTTGGGCCTCTCGTACTATTGATCTGTACAAAGCAGATATGGGAAAGCGGAAGACTAATAAGTCGGCAGCTCAAGCAGTCGGTCGAACTTCGTCTTCGGCTCCCACTATAGGCGGCAAGGCCTCATTCTCTGAGAGTATGGTTCAGGCAATGTCTGACCGTGAATACGAAGCAAATGAAGAAGCTATTAACGCCGCAATTTCAGCGGGTACTTTTTCATATGACATTTCCGGCGCTGCACGATAACACCTAACTAAGCAATTAACTATTGCAGTAATTAAATCTCTGTGTTATAATGAAACCATTGATTTTAAGGCGTAGGACACTCATTAAGTACACCCTACGCCAAACCCTCCAGATAATAGTAATAGGTCCACCAGCAAGTTTTGACCCGCTTTGGCGATACTCTTAATGCCCTGACACCGATGTTACATTGTCTGTTATAGCTGCTTCTATTTTCAATTTATAAACACTTTGTTGGGCGTCATTATCGCCAACTAATAATACAAGTCAATTGATTTTTAGAAGTTCATTTCAAGCCATTTCATTCAAGGAGCATCCAAAATGGCATTTCCAAAGGCATCAGGTTATACTAACCTCAATTCGGGCAATTTCAGCCCAGTAATTTATTCCAAAAAAGTTCAGAAGGCACTCCGCAAGGCATCTGTCGTAGAGTCGGTGACCAACACCGATTATTCGGGAGAGATCGCCAACTTTGGAGATAGTGTTAAAATTATCAAAGAACCTGATATCACTATCACAACCTATGAGCGCGGCACTCAACTGGCAACACAAGATTTGACAGACGCCGATTTCACTATGGTTGTCGATCAAGCTAACTACTTCCAGTTCGCTATCGATGATATTGAGGAGGCCCACAGTCACGTCAGCTTCGGCGATTTGGCCTCAGATCGTGCTGGTTACCGTCTGCGTGATACCTTTGACGCAGAAGTAATGGGCTACTTGTCCGGCTGGAAGACACCCGGTTCATGGGCGCGTCGTTCAGCATCTGGCGACATCAACGGCACTAAGGCAGACACTAACGCCGGAAATGATGAAATGCTGGCAGCTAACAAGCTGGATATTACAACATTCGGTGGCAGTGACCTTGGCGTAGATGGCGAAGTAACATCCATTCCAATCGCCGCTGGCGGTGGTGCTGGTGGTATCACTTCTCCATTGGCAATCCTGAACCGTATTGCACGGCAAATGGATCAAGCCAACGTAGACACAGATGGCCGCTGGGTAGTAATCGACCCAGTATTTGCTGAAGTGTTGATGGATGAGTCAAGCAAACTGATCAACGCAGACTTCGGTGGCGGTGATGAGCTTCGCAATGGCCGTCTGCCGGGTACTCTTCGTGGGTTCTCAATCTACAAGTCCAATAACCTTCCATACCTTGGCACTGGTGCTGGTACAGCCGCTTCTGCGGGTTCCGAAACCAACTTTGGTGTGATGGTTGCTGGTCACGCATCTGCGGTAGCTACGGCTCAACAGATTGCTAAGACTGAGACTTTCCGCTCACCAACAACATTCGCGGACATCGTGCGCGGCATGAGCCTCTATGGACGCAAGATCCTTCGCCCAGAGGCGTTGTTCACAGCGAACTATAACCTCGCATAAAACTTTTAGGGGCTGGCTTAGTGCTGGCCCCTTACCTCTTTTTTTAAGGTAGCTCTATGCCATCTACTTATATTGATCTTTGTAACCAGACCCTACGCCGCCTCAATGAGGTGGAGATTGCTGAAGCTGACTTCGGATCAGTTCGAGGTGTGCAGGCGCTTGTTAAAGATGCCGTCAAGGCTTCTGTAGCGAAGATAAATCAAGCAGAGTTTGGCTGGCCCTTTAATGCGGCAGAACAGACCGACACTTTAATTGTAGGGCAGACAGAATACTCTTGGCCACAATACTTTAAAGTAGTTGATTGGAACAGCTTTCAAATCCAAGCCGACGATAATTTACGCACAGGCTTTAAGACATTAAAATTCATAGAACAGGACGAATGGTATTCAGACTACCGGGACGATGACTATACCGCAGGCGCATCTGGTCGAGATATCCCAGAGTTTGTATTCCCCTCCCACGGCAATGGGTATGGCGTAAGCCCCTCACCCAACCGGGCGTTCACAATAAAGTTTAGATACTTTTTGAACTACACTGACATCAATAACGCAACAGATGTCACCCGCATCCCAGAAAGCTATGATACCGTCCTGATCGATGGGGCGCTTTATCATTTGTATATGTTCAAGGACAACGTGGAAGCCGCACAGGTAGCGTATATCGCCTTCGAGAAGGGCATCAAAGACCTTCAAACATTATATATTAATAACAATGTCTCCATTAGAGACACTAGGATTAAATTCTAGATGCCAGATCAAATACAATCCTTCAAATTAGTTTGTAGTGGCGGTCTGAATAGTAATGAAAATCATTTAGATCTTTCGGATAATAGCCCCGGCTCTGCCACACGACTTGTTAACTACGAACCGGGCCTCTTTGGGGGCTATCGTCGTATTGAAGGCTACTCACAATTTGATAGCGACTACGGCGAAGTGACGGTTGATGGACAGACCACAGGACAGGGCAAGGTCTTAGGTCTAGCTATATTTAAAGAAGACGTAACGAATACCACTAAGATCATTGCCGCCCGTCAGGATGCTGGAGCTAATACTTACAGCTTTTACTTTTACACCGCATCAATCGGCTGGCGGAAGTACACACTAGATCACTCAGTATCTCGCCCGATGACCTTAAACGGCCTGACCGTAGATAAGCTTCGCCACGCTACTTTTAACTTTGGCACAGGTAACCACATCGTCTTCGTAGACGGCGTAAATCCTGCCATAGTATTTAACGGAGCTTACTGGAAAGAGATTAAGTCTTCCCATGCTGGTGGATACGATGCGGCAAACAATACTGCGGGTGGCCCACAGGCGCTGAATGCCCCTGCTTTGGTAGATGTCTTTGAGAACCATGTGTTCTTGTCAGGCCACGAAGCTACCGCAGCGGCAGTAGCACATAGCGCACCTAATGATCCGTATACTTGGACTACGGCGGCGGGTGCGGGACAACTGGCTTCTGGCTTTGATGTAGTACAGATTAAACCGTTTAGGGATGACTTATTCGTCTTCGGCGGCAACTCAATCAAAAAGATTGGAGTAGATGGCTCTGGTAACTTTACTCTAGCACAGGTCACCGCAAACGTAGGCTGCGTAGCAAGAGACAGTGTACTGGAAATTGGCGGGGATCTAATGTTCCTCGCACCTGATGGCTTCAGACCTTGCGCTTCAACTTCTCGCATTGGGGATGTGGAGCTTGAAACATTAAGTAAGCCCATACAAGCCACTCTAGTTGATATTATTAAAAACGAAGACATGACTACGCTGAATGGCGTTGTGATTAGGTCTAAGTCTCAAGTCAGATATTTTATCGGCGATAACGCCACAGAAGCAACCGATAGTCTTGGTATTATTGGTGGTTTAACTAATAGCTCTGGTTCTATTGGCTGGGAGTTCGGTGAACTTCTAGGTATTAGAGCTTCTTGCTGCACTAGTGGATACATTGGAACCACAGAGTTCATATTACACGGTGAGTATGACGGAAAAGTATACAAGCAAGAAGACGGCATAAGCTTTAATGGTGAAGATATCGTAAGTATTTACGCTACACCTTATTTAGATTTTGGCGAGACAGAACAACGCAAAATAATGCGAAAGATTAATACCTTCATTCGGGCAGAAGGCCCGTTAGAAATGTTGCTTTCCATGACTTACGATTGGGGTGACGGGGATGTTTCAACGCCCTCCACATACTCACAGACATCTTCAGGAGCGCCTACCCGATACGATGGTAGGAACATTAATTATGCTGCCACAAACGTACTGTATGGCGGCTCATCTAAGCCAATTATGACCAGCGACATTCAAGGATCGGGATTTTCCTCACAGGCTACTTTTGTGACGGTAGGTCAGACAGAGTCATTCAGCATCCAAGGTATGGTCTTTGAATTTACTGCGGCAGGGAGAAGATAGACTATGGCAGGTTACACACGGCAGTCTCAAGGCACTATAATTAATGGGTCGCCTATTACTGCACCTCCCCTTAATTCTGAGTTTAATCAGGTAGCTGATGCATTTCATGGCACAACTGGTCATGGACATACTGGCGCTACAGGTGATGCTCCTAAAATACCTCTAGCGACATCTGTTTCTGGCTTTTTGCCAGCCGTACATGGTGGCGTAGGTGGCCTAAATAAAATGGACGCCACATCCGCCCCTATAGCCACCAACGATATCTCTCAGGGCTATGTAGTAGGCTCCATGTGGCAGAATACTGCAACAGGTCGAACATATATCTGTATCGTTAATTCTTCTAACGCAGCGGTCTGGCAAGAGCTAATTAAAGTATCTAATGGTAATGCAATAATTCCAGCCGCTAACGACACTATCGATCTGGGAAATACTTCTACGCGCTTTCAAGACTTGTTTCTGAGCGGAGGAATTGCGGCAGCTACAAACGTGGCTGTTGGCGGTACTCTAAACGTCACTGGAACCACCACAGTCGGTACAATAAATGGTACAACTGCAACTGTAAGTGGACTAACTACACTAAACCAAGTTGATGCTAACAGTGGTACGATTGATGGCACGGTTATCGGCGGCAATACAGCCAGCCCAATCACTGGTACGACAATCACCTCTACCAACGGATTCACGGGCGATATTACTGGTGATGTCACTGGTAACGTAACGGCTGCGTCTGGTACTTCTAGCTTCACCAACATTAGTGCATCAGGCACTATTACTGGGGCAGTCTCTGGCGATGTCTCTGGTAACTTAACCTCTTCAGGTACATCTACGTTTAACAACGTAACAATCTCAGGCACACTGAATATGGATGGCGGTACAACTGCTACCATCCAGAACCTAACTGATCCAACTAACCCACAGGACGCCGCCACACGCAACTATGTGGAAACCCGTATCGCTGATGTGATTGATGTGGCACCCGCAGCCTTAGACACCTTGAATGAGATTGCGGCTTCACTGGCAGATGATGCTAACTTCGCAGGGACTATGACTACTGCCCTAGCGGGTAAGGTAAACGACACTGGCGATACCATGACGGGCAACCTGATTATGTCCGGCGCTACGGTCACAGGTCTACCTCTACCAACGGCAATTACTGAGGCGGCAAGTAAACAGTATGCCGACCAGCAAGATGCCCTACAGGTATCACGGTCTGGTGATAGTATGTCAGGCCAATTGGCTATGGGCCTCAACAAGATCGTTAACTTGGGTGCGCCGACTTCTAGCACTGATGCAAGTTCGAAAGGCTATGTGGACGGCATCCTCGGTTCTGCTACAGCGGCTTCTGCTTCGGCAGCGGCGGCAGCTACATCTGAGGCCAATGCTGCGGTATCGGAAGCTAACGCACTTGCTTCTCAGAACTTAGCACAAGATTGGGCAGTCAAGACAAACGGCACCGTTGATGGCAGTGACTATTCTGCAAAATATTGGGCCACACAGGCTGACGTAGGAACAGTTGCGACCAACATAGGTTCGATAAACACAACAGCCGCTTCAATAGCTAACGTCAATCTTACTGGCGGATCAATCGCAGCGGTTAATACTGTGGCGAACAACATCAACAGCGTTAATGACTTCTTTGATACATACTTTGTTGGAGCCAACCAGCCCACAAGTTCAAATGTAACAGAAGGCGATTTGTGGTTCGATACAACCGCCCAAATTTTAAAAGTCAGATCAGCAAGTGGATTTCAAAGTGCTGGTTCGTCGGTAAACGGCACGGCTGACCGTGAAGAATACACAGCTACAGCTAATCAATCATCATTCGCAGCTACATATGACCCAACCTACTGTGATGTATACCTAAATGGTATTAAATTAGCACCTTCAGACTTTACCGCAACAGATGGAGCCAACGTGGTCTTGGCCTCACCAGCGGCAGCGGGAGATAGCGTTTCTATCGTTAGCTTCGGCACCTTTGAATTGGCAGACCACTACAACAAAACAACAGTCGATGCACTCATCGATGATGTCGAAACTCTAGCATTGGCAGGAATATAGCATGGCTTTAAATACAACCACTCTTGAGACAAATCTCAACACAAAAATGAACGCCACAACAGGCACAACCGAGGGTAAGGAGTTCCTTCTTCTAGGTAAGGCTGTTGAGGCTCTTACACCTACGGTTACGGTTAACAGCGTGATTACCGAAGGCACAACGCAAGTCGGATTAGTGAATACCGCAGGTACTACTCAGGTAGGCTTAGTAAATACGGAAGGCTCAACTCAAGTAGCTGCGGTCCAAGCGGCAGGCTCTAATTATGCCACACTATCTGGTGCTACCTTTACGGGTGATGTAGACCTTGGCACAAATAAAATAAAATTCTCTAACGTGTATTCTACGCTTGGTGATTTACCATCAGCGGCCTCGTACCACGGAATGTTCGCCCATGTTCATGCAACAGGAAAGGCTTATTTTGCTCATGCGGGTTCTTGGCATCCTTTAGTACATTTAGATAGTTCTGGTGACTTAGTTCTGACAGGCTCAATTACGGCAGATAGTTATGTAGGGATTGAAAATACAGTAGTTTTAAACGGCCCTACAGTAAACGGCCCTACGAGTGCGCTTTATACGGGTGTTGCAAACACTTTTACCTTTAGCTCAACTTCAGAACTCAGCACTGCTACCATTGTTTCATTTACATATAAAATAGATGATGGTTCAGAAACTACAGTTAGTGCTAGTGGAGGTGCTGCGAGTCCAACCATTACTGTCACAGGAACTAATGGTACTACAGTTGCTTTAAAAGTATTTGCCACAGATAGCCTTGGTAACAAAAGTGCCACTACTAGCCACTCTGTAAATTTAGTAAATGTTACATTTAGCACTCCTACGGTTACATTAGACACCACCACAATTACAGGTAGTGCGTATTCAGCTTCTGGGGGTGACGCTTCTGCCCACACAAGCACTGATTGGCAGATTGCAAGTGACGCTAATTTTACTACAATCGTCTATCAGTCTCTAGCCGATACAGGGAGTTTGATATCTAAAACTCACGGTCAGACGCTTTCGCCCAACACCACTTATTACGCAAGGGCAAGATACATAGATGCAAACGGCGCATCTTCAAGTTACGGTTCAGTGTCCTATACTACTCCTCCCGCTGGTCAACAAGCGTTTACAAGCTCTGGTTCTTTCTCATGGGTGGCACCTACGAATGTAACGTCTGTTAGTGTTGTCGCAATCGGCGGCGGCGGCGGGGGCTCTGGGGCGCACGATTCCAACGGCGGTACTGGAGGTGGTTTAGGTTGGAAAAATAACATCTCTGTTACACCGGGCCAAAGTTACACTGTAGTTGTTGGCTCTGCAGGTATTGGCTCTAACGGAGGCAGTAACGGCGGCAACGGAAATGACAGCTACTTTATAAGTGGTAGCACAGTTAAAGGCGGCGGCGGCAGCGGCGGCTGGACTACTAGTGCTTCTTACTCAGGAGGTCTTAATACTGGCGGGGATTTCGTCGGTGACGGTGGTGGCGACGGGGGTGATAACAGAGCCTCACTTAATAACAATCACCGATCTGGGGGCGCTGGTGCTGGCGGCTATTCAGGTAAGGGGGGTAGTGCTGGAAGTTATAATGGCGATGGTATGGTTGAACCAGTAGCAGGCGGCGGCGGCGGCGGTGCTGGTTATGGCTTCAACAACGGAGCCTGCTCTGGCGGCGGCGGCGTAGGTATAATGGGACTAGGAACAACAGGTACTAACGCTACCGGGGTAGGTTCTTATGTAGGTAACCCGGGTATTGGGGGTTCTGGAGGATCTGATGCATCTGACACCTACATGGGTTCTTCATCATACTATAGAGGTGATGCGGGTGAATATGGTGGCGCTGGCGGAGGTTCTTCCAATTCTGCCGGGAATTACGGAGGCAACGGCGGTGTCGGTGCAGTTCGCATCATTTGGGGGCCAAGTAGAGCTTTCCCTTCAACTAATACCGTTGACGTATAAGGATTTTTGATATGACAAACTATGTAATAAAACTCGTTGACGGTTCTCCTGATGGATTTCCTATTTTGTGGGAAAACTTTCAGCAACTTCACCCCGGTGCAGAGGAAAGCGAAATCTCAGATTTGGGATTTGCCATGTGTCGGCTTGGTAGGTCTCCAGCAAGTACTTCCACCCATACTCCCGTAAGTGATGGATACTCTCTTAATGCAGATGGGTTGGCCGTTGAGACCTTTACTATGCAACTTCGGGATACCCCTGACACTACAGTAGCATCTAACAACACTCGTAGGATACGAGATGGTATGTTGGCTAGGACAGATTGGGTGGTCATTAAATCTTTAGAAGCAGGTGTGTCAGTCCCAACTTCCACCGCAACTTATCGCCAAGCTCTACGGGACATTACGGACCACGAAAATTTCCCTGATTTGGATGCTGAAGATTGGCCTGTTGAGGCTTAGAGGGAGGTGTAAAAATGAGCAAAGCACGACTATTAGCCGACTTAATGCGAGACAGCAAAATCTCCCTAGCAGAAGTTTCTGGGGAAGCATCCGCATCAGATTTTAACGTAAACCAATCAGACTATCAAACATCCGATATTAGCCTCAATCTCAAGGTAGAGGCTCTTGAGGACGAAAACTTATTGAACTTAGGAGTCTAATCCAATGCCTACAACTAACACTAACTTTAGTACGCTCATAACAGCGATTGATACCAAAGCGCAGTCATTAGCTGCGTCTACTACAGACCCTAAAGACTTAGTGTTTTTGGGTAAAGCGGTAGAGGCTCTAAACGTACCAGATACTGTCTCTGCTATTATTACCGAGGGTGATACGCAAGTAGCTGCGGTTGCCGCTCAAGGAGTTACGTCTATTGCTGCGGTTGCGGCACAAGGCTCTGGTTACGCATCATTAGCTGATCCTACATTTTCGGGTACGATGAATGCGGCCAACTTAGTTCTGTCTGGTGACCTCACAGTCAACGGCACAACTACAACCATCAATGCTACCACGCTTGATGTAGCCGACACCAACATCACGATTGCAGATGGCGCAGCTAACAGTGCAGCGGCTGACGGTGCTGGTCTTACGATTGAAGGTGCTGGGGTTAACTTCCAGTGGTCTGACAGCGGCAAGCACATGAGCCTAAACACAGGTTTGAAGATTCAAGAAGTTAAAGAAAAATTTACTATCATAAGTACTACATCTGGTGCAGTTGAAATGAACTTAGCAGATGGTGCGGTTGTTTATATTACATCAGCTTCCGCTGCAAATAGAACTATAAATTTTAGAGGTGATGCTACAACAACTCTTAATAGTATTATGTCAATCGGCGAAAGCATGACCTGTGCAGTTTTATTCACAAACGGCTCAACAGCATATATGTTGACAGGATTTACTATAGATGGTGCATCCCAATCAAATATCAGGTGGCAGGGTGGCGCACCTACCGATGGAAATGCTTCTGGTACTGACGCTTATAGCTTCACAATTTTCAAGACAGCGGATGCAGGTTTCAGTGTAATAGCTTCCCTCGCAGCATTTGAGTAAGGAGTGACGGCAATGAGTTTGATTATTCCTAAGAAGCCGCAAATCCTATATGCGCCTATGCTTGGGTCGCTTGGTGGCGGTTCTGTGCGTGGCTTTGGTCGTGGTATTGGTGGTGGACCTCCTGCGGGAGGGATTTTATACAACTCGCTCGGATCGCATACCTTTACCGTACCCGAAGACATATTTTTCGTTCACGTTGTGGCAGTCGGCGGTGGCGGCGGCGGTTCGCTCGATCACGATGGTTGTGGAGGTGCTGGTGCAGGTCTTGGTTGGAGAAATGATATTGCCGTGACTCCGGGTCAAAATATAACACTCGTAGTTGGTGGCGGTGGTGATAGAGAAAGCACATCAGGCGGTAATACTAGCCAAAATTCTTATAATGGAGCTAACGGTGCAACAAGCTGGTTTAGTTCTACCAGCGTGGTGTCGGGCGAGGGTGGAGAAGGCGGTAAATACGGAGGTGGGGGTCATGCCACTTATGGTAGCTTCACCGGTCAGGGCGGCGGAAATGGAGGTTACTCAGGTGTCGGGAACAGTGGGCAGCACCTATATCCCACAGGTGGGGGTGGTGCTGGCGGTTACGTTAATACGGGTGCCCTTAGCGGTGGGCGTGGTATGGGTAAAAACGAGTATCCTGACACTACGGACCTTTACCCAACCTATGGACAAGGCGGCGGCGGAGGCGGCGGTGGGGGGATAGATAATTATTCCGGTTTTGCTGGTGGTGGTGTAGGTGTTTACGGCCAAGGCAGTAGCGGTGCTTCGGGCAAAGGACAAGCATCAGGCTATACTAATACGGGTGTAACCAATTCCTTATTGCTTAACACACTGACGGGGCGTCCGGGTTCAGGCGGAGCACTACCTGAGCTTATCACGATAGGAGGTTATCTTCGTGCAAGGGGTGGAAGCTATGGCGGTGGAGGTGCCGTTGGTTATAACGCTACGGGCAATTACTCAACAAGAGGGGGCCATGGCGCAGTTCGTGTAATTTGGGGAGCAGGTCGGGCATTTCCATCAACAAATGTTGACCTTGCTTCGTCTACTGATGGTGAAATTACGGTGTAGTTCCAGCCAACTTAACCCTTGCTAATACACCAACTAAGTGCTACAATTGTGATATTGTTAAACTAGGTATAACCACACACAATGAACGATACTCCTGACAAGTACAGGTCGTTCGTCTTAACAGCTCAAAATGTAATAAGATATTGGACGGTATTAGAGCCGCATATTGATAGAGCTTTAGAACACGGTATAGGCGAACTAACCTCATTCGACATCTGCAAATTAGCACTAAACAATCAAGCTCAGATTTGGGCTACAGTAGACCACAATGAAAAACTATCATGTGTGACTGTTACGAAAATTATAGTCACTGAAAACACCAAACACCTTCACATTGTTTGCCTCACTTCTGTCGATAATACGGTGCGCAACATGAAGGATCAGTTCCATAATCTAGAAGATTTTGCGAAACATAACGGCTGCACATCGTTGCAAGTCTGGGGCCGCAAGGGTTGGGAACGTAAGTTGAAACCTCTCAAAAGTAGAAGCGGGAATAGCTTTAAGACGCTCTACTACGTTTTCCATCAGGAGATATAGAATGCTGTTAAACCCAATAATGCGCCACCTAAATCCACGAAGTTCAGGACTTATTGTATTTAAAGGTGGCGGTGGCGGTACTCCCGCCCCCGTAGCTACAGAAACTACAGGCACAAGTCTAGCGAGTGATTTAGGGGGAACCGTAGGTGGAGCATCTACATCTGATATGGGTGTTCACGGCGATGATTTTGGTAGTGGAAAAGCTATAACACCGCCACCCCCAGCACCAGCACCAGCACCTACTATTGATACTTCCAATCTAGCTAAGTCAGCGGCAATGGATGCAGGTTTTGCCAGCGTACTAGGTGACACTGGCAACATCTTATCCGACACTGGTCAGATTAAATCTAACGTGAATACAGGTTTTGCGTCCATTGAAGACTTGCTAGGCCAGTATAATACTGCGTCACAACAGCAATTCAGCAACCTAAGTCAAGGCCAGACCGCTGGCTTTCAGGACATGGGAAACCGCTTTGATACTGTCGATCAAGCCACTAGCAATCTTCAAGGCACAGTCGATCAAGGATTTGTAGATCAGGCACAGGGCTTTAGTGATGCACAGGCCAATCGCACAGCTAATGCTGCCCAAGCAGACGCAAGCTTTGCTGCCGCTGGTCAAGCTATGGATCAAGGATTTGCAAACACCTCAGACCAGATGACGCAAACTCAGGCTAACGTCTTGGGCGGTCAGGCTGGTATACAAACAAATCTAGATAATATGTCTGCAACTGCGGATATTTACGCCGCCGAATCTATGCAAAATCAGGAAGCACTACAACAGGGACAGGATCAATTTGTAAGCAGCTTTGATGATTACACTGATCGCTACGGGCAAGATCAGAAATTAGCAATCAACTCACGCAATGATATTTTTCAAGCACAAGCCAATCAATCTGAGAAGCTGCGGGAAGATATTGGTGAGTATTCACAGGCACTCCAAACGGGTCAGGAAGATTTGACTACCGAAATACAAGAACGCTCAGTCGGATTGGAAGAACAATTTGCTGAAGGCCTAGCTGGTCTGGATGCTTCACAGATTACACAGGCCCGTAATCAGGCTAGATCAGCTTCCCGGCTAACAAATCTAAACCCTGCAATGCGTACTAAGTTTAGTCAGCTTGGAGCGTCTTTCAACGATGCAGGTCAGCTAATCGAAAGCAGCATCGACGCAGATGGTGGAACAACAAACCGCTCAGTTGATCGCACTGGTAACCTTCTACTCAACAAATTTGATGTCACGGGTCAATCAATGGGTGGAGCAACAATTAACCTTCGCACATCTCTTCAGGAGTTAAGCGATTTACAAGGCCAATCAAGTGGATTTGCCTCCCCATTCGCACAAACAGGATAAATCATGCATCCAAATACAGTATCAAAAGACTGCGTAGAACTTGTTAAAAAGTTTGAAGGTCTGCACAAAGTTAAAGACGATGGGATGGTACACGCCTATCGATGCCCCGCAGGTAAATGGACTTGCGGATTTGGGGCAACCAAAGGGGTACGCTCTGGAGTTAAGTGGACTAAAGAGTACTCCGAAATGCGCCTGATCGAAGACCTAGAGGAACACGGTAAGATTGTTAAGAAATACGTCAATGTACCTTTAACTCAATCTCAGTACGATGCCCTTACCTCATTCGTATTCAATTTAGGTGGTGGTGCGTTCAGATCATCAACTTTGCTTACACGTTTGAACTCTGGAAAGTACGACGAATGTCCTGAACAGATCATGCGGTGGAACAAAGCCCGTGTGGATGGCAAACTAACACCGCTTCGTGGACTAACACGCCGCCGCACCGCAGAGGCCGCTATCTTCGCCCGTGAGGCTCAACTGCCTTCTGATGAAGGTGGGCCGCAGATGCCACAGAAACCTACGGCAGAGGCTCCTAAATCACTTGCTAAGTCCAAGACAATGGCTGGGGCCGGGATCGCTGGTGCAGCCACGGCCATGAATGAAGTAGCAGGTCAAATGCAGGGGCTGGTAGCTTACGCCCCTACGTTAAAAACAATCTTCTTGGTGTGTGCAATCGGCGGTATCGCATTGGCTGCATACGCTCGTTTCAAAGACAACAAAGAAGGCGTCCACTAGTGTTCATCTTTGGTAAAATTAAGATGTACATCATTGCCACTTTAGCATTGGCCCTGCCCATTATCTACGTCTTCGGGCAGATCAAAGGGCGGGCAAAAGAAAAGAACAAAGTTCTAACGGATGAACTACAGGCGCAGAAAAAGGCGTCTGATTTTTATAAGGCGATGGCTGAAAATGAGAGCGATACTCTTACTGACCGCCGCTCTGTCACTGACAGGCTGCGCAAAAACGGTCTATAGAACCCAGCTTGAAATCTACTGCCCCCAAATCAAGCAGTATGATGAGCGGTTCAACAACCAATTAGCTGATGAATTAGAAAGTCTTCCTGCCGATGCTACGGCAATCGATGAGGCTGTCAAAAACTACATCTACCTTCGTGATCGTATCCGTAGATGTGAAGAGGAAAAGGATAAGATCTGATGGGTTTATGGGCAGATACTATTGGCGATGGCAACAGCTTCACTGAGAGTGTGGCTAATGTGTTTACTCCGACTGATGGGGCTTCATATGTAGGTGGTACGCTGACGTATGACAGCGGTGATAATGCAGGTACGGTGGTTCAGCAAAACTCTGATGGTAGCTTTGGGACTTCCTCTGACAATAATGGTAAGGGATACACAGGTTCTGCAAACGACACCACCAGTAATTCCGATGACATTTCAGGTAATACAAATAACAAATTTGTACCAACGGGTTCAGCCCCCAGCACAATAGCTTCCATTCTAGGATTTGCTACACCTGTGACGGCAGTGGCTACGGTAGCTGGTAAACTCATGGGCTGGGTAAATGGCCTTGATCCAGAGGCCGACATTAAAAATGGCAGTGTAATTGGTGGACGGCAAATATATACCAAAGCTGGCGAAGGCGGGATGTCTTATTCCTACAATGTTCTTGGACAGCCCTACGAAGTTGAGATTATAGACGGTAAGGTTGTTGATAAATTAACACAGGATGCAAATGGTAACTATCCCGGCACTGAAGGGTATGACCAATCAACCACTCGATACGCAAAAATGGCTCAAGATCTCCGAGATCAGGGCAATGATGATGAAGCCGATGCGCTTTTGGCAGAGGCCGAAGATAACGCTGCCACAGAACCACCTAGTAATGTAGAAACCAATTCCGACGAAATACTGGAGATGGCTAAAGCAGCCGGAGTTATACAGTCACAAGAAGACATGAAGGCTATAATTGCCGACCCTAATAAGTTTTTAAATGATAGGGGTCTTAAACTGGCAGACATTATGCCGACCATCGATGCTAATGCGGAAGGTACACTTCTAGACCCCAATGATCCGAGGTACAGTCTGGGTGAAAATGATGGGTACACTGCCGTTGCTACAGGCGATGCAGCCACGGTAGCAGACGTAGTGCAACCAAACACAGCTACTTATGACGCCCAGATGTCAGAGCTTACTGACAAAGAAATGGTAACCGCAGCCACCGGGACGGTAAGTGATGATGCAGTAGTAGATGCAGATAACCTCATTACAGACATCGAAGGTGCGGCCACTGGTGTAAATGCAGACGGCACACGCAGTGTTCTAGGCGAAGCTCTAAATAATTTTGCCTCTCAAGACATTAGTTCTGTGATTGATAC